TGAATTACCATTACCGAGATGACTAACTACATCAGCAGGGATTACGAACTCCCCGTCACTTAATGCCGCTTTTTGCTTGCCGTCTATAGTAGCGGGTATATCGTCAGCCATACCATCAGTAGCACCACCTAAATACCTACCTCGTTTCATTCGGGCAATATTGTGCGCTACAGGCATAATACCACCGGCAGCAAAATTAGCCCTTATAATACCCCCGGCGTGTTCATCATCGTCATCGTCATCGTCATCGTCATCGTCGCCGTAATCGTCTTCCTCGTCTTCCTCGTCGTCCATACTAGTTTCACCAGAAGTACTATCTACACCTTCTACACCTTCTGCTTCGGCTGTTTCTGCTGCGGAAGCCTCAGCCTCAGCCTCAGCCTCAGCCTCAGCCTCAGCCATATCAGCTTCTTCTTGTGCCGCCGCTGCTTGTTGTGCTGCCGCTGAATACGCTTCCGCTTCCGCCGCACTAGGGGCCTGTGTCTCATCAGCTAAACCGTAATCAGCGAAACCCGCCATAGCAGCTTCTCCTTGCATACCTTCGGCCATTACGGCGTCAAATAACTCTTGCTCCTGCCCGGGTAACCCAAAGCCAAATACCTCGGGCAGTGACGGCGTCTTCGCGTACAATTGTTCTTGCATGTAAGCTGGTTCGGGAAGATTAGTTGTAGTTACCCCACGGCTTAGGGCGTTAAGGGCGGCAGGGCTGGATTTCCCCGCGTCCATAGCCGCCATCGCATTAGCGGCAGCTTGCCCCGTAGCAGCTTGCGTCTCATCAGTCTTTTCCGCTGCCGGACCAAAGAACTGTCCCGACATAGAACTTAACCAATCAGCTAAACTATCATAACTTAGTTGAGGTTCCCCATCGACGCCACGGTCGGTGAAATCATACCGCCCACGGGCACCGGGGTCTGCTAACTGATCGAAAGTTTGCCCGTAGTTTGACATACCCCCTTTAACGTCAAGATCATCGTAGTCGCGATCACTAAGCAGACCTAATCTGTCCAGTGTTTGGAAATCAGGGTAGGGTTCTCCATTTGGCATTGTCCCGTACATATCTTCTATTTGTTCGGCCCGCGACATTTCCCCCAGCATGCCATTGTTACTGTAGTACGACTCTGAAAATTGATCCATTACACTTTGATACGCGTCAGCCGGATCGGCGCGACCCAAACCCGCCGCTTTAAGCCCTTTTGCAGCGAGGGTGCCAAAAGGGGATGGGATCGCCATGCTTGCTAAATTAGCAAGGTTAGGGCTGTACGCTAGTTGTTCAAGTAATGCGTTGTACTCTGGAGTATCCGGCATTATGCCTTGCGCCAAATCTTTAGCTTGGTCGAACCCGTAGGCTGTACCTGCTTCCCCTAACGCGAACCCCAGACCCGGAATACCACTGAACGCAGAGAGCGCAGAGCCAAGAACACCCGCCACTCTCCCGTATTGGTTAAAATCATACTCTTCTGCAACAGTAGGAGCCGCGTACTCAATACCTTCAAACGTATTACTAGATTCTTCGTCACCACTTCCTACATATTCGCCCCCTTTCGTTTTAAGTTTTGGGCTGCCCTCCGGGCGATTACTAAACACAGGATGGTTAGCAGGGACTTCAATACGTTCCCCATCCTCGGTGTATAGATAGCGGTATCCATCTTGGGGTTGAACAGTGGTGTATGCTCCGCTTCCTTCTAGGTATACTTTTTTACCGTTAAAAGTTCCGACACTATCTCCCTTAGTAGGAGCAACTTGGCCCATTTCGTTTTCAAATCCCGATACCAAGCCAATAGGAACTTCAACCTGCCCTCCTGTTTCATCATACGCATACCGGTACCCGGTCCTAGGCATAACAGCAAGACGTGTTGCACCGGGGTAGTCTTCACTCCATAATTGTTTGCCCTCGTATTCAAACGGCGCTCCTGCATAACCAAGATTATAAAAATCTGAAACTCGTTCAGATGTTAATTCAGAATCAGGAAGTCTTGCAGACCCAAAATCAGGATTATTATAATATGAATCCCAATATCTAGAACCTCCCCCAATGGGGTTAGGTCCACTCCTTTCATCATATGTAGCATCGGTTTTTATAGGCCCTTCCCCTAAGAATTTTCCTGAAGTTGGAAACGTAGCTTCAAACGGGGAGGAAATATTAGCAGCGGCAACAGCAGCAGGAGCCATAGCAGCGGCAATACCAGCAGGAGCGGCGGCCATACCAGCAGCAGGGGCGGCAATACCAGCAGCGGGGGCGGCAATACCAGCAGCAGGGGCCATACCAGCAGCGGCTATTGCTGCATTAGAGGCGTTTAGGGCAGCCAACCCACCAGCAGTAGGGGCAGCGGGTGCGGTTCCTTGTGGGGCATAGCTTCCGTCTGTAAAATATCGTCGCCCGGAACTACCGGGGCGGCGGTTTGGGTCGAATGTGTTAGGCACTTGCTCACGAACAAAATCATATTTCGGTATAGACCCTTGGTAGCCCGCCTTTGGGATAACAGGATCGTCAGCACCAAAATAGTTAATACCTGCGCTAACCCCTAAACCAAGAAGGTTATCCACCCAGTTATTGTTTGTTGCTGTATTTGCCACTGCATCCGGCATTGCAAATTCGTACGACGCTGCTGCTTCGTTTGCTGCTTTAGTATCGGCGGCGGCGGCAGCGGCAGCGGCGGCGGCATTCATAGCATCTACATCATAATAATCTACCATTACGTGGTCCTAATTTTACCTAAAGCTGCTAATATTTCGTCTGTTTTATCTTTTTCCCCCGTGGGGAGAAGGTTATCCTCCAGACCAAGGGCATAAGGATTATAGTAGACAATTTTATCAGTATTATTATCAACTACTGGGGGTACTATTGATTTTGGCTTTTGTAATAATTGATTTAAAACTACCGCATCAAGCAAAGGATTACCTCCTGATCCACTACCAGAACTTCCTGATCCCCCTGACCCACTACCAGAACCGCCTAATACACTAGCTGCTGCGGTTTTTGCAGCGTTTTTTGCAACGGTGGTCGCTACGTTTTTAGCAGCACCCGGTATATTAAAACCGCCGGAACCGGTAGAGGTGGGAATCTCCGTCTCATCGGCAAGCGAATTAACTAAATCGGGATTTTCTGCTTCGAAGGTTTTCCAATACTTATCAAACTCCCCCTGCGTCATTTGATTTGGAATCCCCGTCTCATCGGCAAGTGAAGTAACCAAATCGGGGTTTTCTGCTGTAAAGGTGTCCCAGTATGTATCAAACTCCCCCTGCGTCCAAGATCCCTGATTGAACCAACTGCTGTTACCAACCTCATCGGCAACACCTGATTCAACGAGATAAGAACCTATATCAGCGTCATCTGCGTCTAAATAGTCATAGGCACTGTCAAAATTATACCCGCTGTCCTCGCTCCAATCGCCCCAATCGAATAGATCTGTGCCCGCTTCTGTAACCCAGTCTACAACTCCACCTACAGCTTCAGCGATAAAAGACATCTACAAGCCTCGTTTAAAAGCTGCTGGTATAGGATCACTACCAAGTTTTATGTATGCTGTGTAGCTTCCTGCTTCATTTTTTCCTATGTACAGCTCAGAGTCTATATCACGAAAAGTTTTTTTGATAAGTTGCAAAACTTTCAATACTTCGGAACCTTCAAATATAGTAGTATAATGGGTTATACCTTTATTTCGGAGGTATTCTAAGTATTTTAAGCAATTATCGACGTAGTTTCTACCAGTATCTATGTTAAAAGCCCTACCAAGCATTTTGGTTGCCTCAGCATCCCTACCTCGGGTGCCTAAAAACACTGTATTTCCAAATTGTGCCGTGTCCGATTTTTCAGAAGCGGCTTCTCTGACGACCATTGCTAGTGCTTTTTTAGGGGATACGTCTTTACTGCCAATCTGCTGTAGCACCATAACTATAATTTCAGCAGGGGGTAGTTTTGTATCCTTACTATTTACTGTTCGCATACCGGCCATAACAGTCTACCCAATCTCTAGAAAACTAGCGACTACATGTAGTCTATTAGCTGTAGCAGCAGTTACTTTTACTACCTCGGACTCTTCGATTACTAGAGGGGCGGTTAGTAACTCTACGGTGGTGTTTGCAGCAACGGCTTTAACTTTAAAAAGACTGAACACTGAAGACCCATTAGTTACAGTAACTGTTATGGTATCGGCGCTACCAGTATCCTCAGAGACTAGTATAGATTTAAACACAGCCGTTTTAGCAACGGGGCATGTATACAGCGTAGTTACACTAGTAGCGGTAAGGTCTAGTTTTGCATTTTTGTAATTATTAGCCATCAGCCCATAAACCACGCTACAGATTCAGAGTACTCTTGAGAAAGAGCATTACTCAAAGCACTATCAACTTGATTAAAATACAACCGTAATGTCTCATTGTATTGGCTATAATATGCTTGGTCGTATTCATCTAAAGCAAAAGGGAGCGGAGGGGCAATGAAGTTTACGCTCGTGTTAAAAGTTGCTGCCATTATCGCCTCCCATCAGTACGCATATCTATACGAGGAGAGCCTAGTTGCCACTGTACCCCTTCAGCCGTAGATTCAATTTTAATTGCTATCTGTCTGCCGCGTACTCTCATATCTACCTGATTAGTATATTCCTCTACAGGGGAAGTAGCTGATCTTGTGATTGTAGCGGTGCTATTACCCCCTTCCGACATAGGGCTATTATAGCCAGAACCAGAATTTTGTAGTGGGTACAGGGTTATAGCTGCAGCGGGGGCGTCTGCTGTAGACCCGTCAAACGTAATATCTGGTAATACTCGGGATATAAGCGAGAACTTATGCCCATCATCGGTGTCGAACTCAGCGGAAGTTATAAACGCGTTTATAGCCGTAAGGGTAGTAGTTTCGTTATCGTCCACCCCTTCTTCATGGTTGACAAGATTGTAGGTGTACGTAGCAGCTATTGGGAAATCTCGCATACCCGAGTCCAACCAAGCAGTTCTAGCCATAGTACCATAGTACCATATCTTCTCTTCGTAATTATATATTACGTATTTATCGACGGTAGTGCTGTCTTCGGAACAATAGAACCACCATACTTCGTGGTATTCTTCGTTAGTTCCCCCAAAAACTTGGTCTATCTGCTGTAAGTTAAAGTCATTGAATACATATCTTAGCAAATCACATTTTAAAGTTGATATTTGGCTACCATTAGAGGAGTAGAACTTACCTTTACCCATCCAATAAGATACGCCGTTAGCGTAAACTACTGAATTAGGAGATGCTATGGACACATTCTCCCCAATAAGCTGTGCGCCCCATACTATCTGACCTCCTACATATTGCAGACTGTACATAGCAGTATCGGTCCATACATGTAATGCTTGCCTAGCTTGATGGGCGGTTATAATTTCTGATCCCGAGGATAACTGCAAATCACCTGCTTGGTTGGTAGCTGAAGGGGTCCAATTAACAGCATCCTCTTGATCGGACCATCTAATCAACATCGGGTCTTGGGTTGTTGTACCCAGAGTGTTGGCCCCGAAACAGAAAACGAACCTATTTATATCAGATACGACAACTACGTTCTGGATTGTTGGGACATCAGAAGCATCGGTAAGAGAAGAAAGCAAAACTCCCAGATCTGCGGAATCACTAGATACCCCATTCGTGGCAGACCAATAATACACAGGGCCGCCTCTGTACCCAAATACAAGGTCTTGGCCGAAATTAGATTGGTCCCACAACCGCAAAGCCGTATCAGAATCGGTCCCATTTCCCCAAGTACCCGCACCCCAAGTACCAGCACCCCACCCGCGCAGAGGTAATTCAATATCAGAACCTACATGTATCTGGTAAGCCGCATCGGTAGCCGCCCCACCGTTACCTGAATCCGAAGAATTTGCCGCAACAGAAGAAGTTAGTGTGTATACGTTTGCACTTGTTATAGATACGATCTGGTGCTCTGCGTTAAGGATAGCAGCAGTTATAACCCCACCAAGAGATGCTGCGCTGCTAAAAGTAACAAAATCTCCGGCGAGTGCGCCGTGGCTATTGTCTGTAACAGTAAGTGTTGTGGAGCCGTTAGTAGCAGCAAAAGTAGCTGCATTAGTGGTAGTAGCGCGAACAGGAGTTACATCGTAATAACTCCCACCAACTTCCAGATAAAACTTTAGATGCGTTCCGACACCGGTAATTTTCTGCCCCCCTAGAGTACGCCAAGCCCAGAGAGACCTGCATACGCCTTGGAACACATTGTTCGATATACGTTGCCAACCCCCTATTTTTTCAGGAAATGCTTGACGAAAACGTATCTTATCACAGTCATACCACCCTGTTTCAGCGGAATAACTTGTTTTCTCTCTGTTAACGCCCGGTGTTAAACTTAGTTTTTTTAAAGGCATTATAGGTTGCTCCTAAGCCTCTCCGTACGCAGGGACAGAAGTTGCCTGCACAGACACACTACGTTTTAACCCAAGATCTTGTCCACAATCCGAGCATTTATCTGCGTCTAATTCTGTTTCATCAAGATCATACCCACAAGCAGCGCACACTATTTCTATGCTGTGGGATGATACTATAGTACCATCCGCTAATTGTTTTGCGGCAATATTCTTATTCATACTAATGCCCTCATCCTAACGATTAAGCGATCTGCACGAGCGGTTACTTGCTTATGCCACCGCGAATCCTCCATCTCGATTGCGGCTTTTTCCCAGTCCCTATCTTCAACAGCGGCCAAGAAATTCTTGAACATCCCCATTCGATTGACGCCCATATTGAACATCATATTGGCACAGATTAGTCTAGTAGGCTCGGGCAGCATATCGAAATCAGGTAGTATCTTGTAGCAGTCCTTTACCGTCCAAGCTATGTCCTTGTCGAACAGCTCATTAACACGTTCCTCGCTGACAGGCGTATCGACTTCCATGTCATATTCAGGCTCGCCCTCACGGCAAAGATGTCCGATTCCTAACGTCTTTAGACCAAGATGATCTAAGTAAATTTTATGTACGCAACCCTCATCAACAGCAAGCTCTTCGCGCAATTGGTCAATCATTTCTTCTTCTCCACTGGTTTTACAGCCTTTTCGTAATACAGGATAAGGTGTTTCTGCTGTGCAAGGAACCGCTTTATCTCAGCCATGTTCATTGCAAGCGTCTCATAATCCCGTACGCTTAGAGCATAGAACAAAAGGTCTCCGTTTTCCTTAACAAAACGCTTCTTAAACGCGGGAAACGTGTCCTGAGTCACCACATAGAAATGAATGTCGTTGAGAGACACCGCACGCGGCTGCTTCTGGATAGGTATGCTCCGCTCCACCTCGATTGTCTTGATCTCAACCGGCAGTATCTTCTTGAATCCGGCGCAGCTACTTAACAACGACAGGAGCAGGAGCGCCGCTGATAATTTCCAGACTACGGAATAACTTCTTTGTTCCAGCATTGATCTTCTTTTCTACCAAACGGGGTTTTTTTAGACTGAGCTTTGCGAGGTTGTGCTTTCGCAACTTACTTATTAGGACATTTTTGTAAGAATTAGCCCGGTCGAGTTTGATCTGGAGTTTATTTGTTAATGCAGAGAACCGCTCACGATCCTCGATCATGGTGTTGATTGTGGCATCCTGCAGCTTCTTGGCTGTCTCCAACTTCGCGCTATTTTCAGTCAAAATCTGAATACGTTCTTGGCTATCTTTATAGTAAAAATAAGCCCCGTAAACTGAGCCACCTACTAACCCAAGGACGATAATCAAAAAATATATCTTGAGCATCATTTACCTTTAGCCATGTAGGCAGTCATCCCCATATAGGAGCCTATCACTCCCGCTTGCCCGATGTAGAACAATCCGAATAGATCAGAAAGCGCCTTAATTCGACCATCTGGGAATATGGGCAAAAATACTGCGAAAGTAAAAACGATCATAGACCCCATTGCGACCCACGCCATACGTCTCTGCGCGTCAGCCTTCTCGTGTTGGGTAAGAACTACGCTCGCAGCAAGTTCTGCGTCACTGACGATGCCGTCGCCATCTAAGTCAAGCTCACTATGCTTGCTGTTTTTTTGTAACTTCTTTTGTTTTGCCATAACCTAACTCTCCAGAAATCCTTTAAATACCAGAATATCGTCTATCTCCCCTATGCGGGATTCTAGGATATTCACTGCCGTGTGCAACGGCCCAGTGCCATTAGGCGACTCGTA